ATGAAAAAGAGTTAAACCTAAACCCATTTAGTTGGGGTAAGAAAAAGCGGAAATAAATATGGACACACAAACACTATTAGATTCGTATATGACACTTGGAGCATCTGGATTTTGCGTTGTATTCCTTGGTTATATGCTAGTCAACTTAATGAAAAGTCAAACATCTCAATCCGAGAGTTTAGATAACCTTGCTATTAGTCAAGCAAAAGCAGAAGAAACAATAACAAACGTAGAAGGAATTTTGCTCAAGCTATTAGATAGAATTCAAAGAGAATCTGAAAACCAACAAAATTCATCATCTCGTAGACATGAATCTTTGATGAAAGAAATAGATGATCTATCAGACAAGATCAGTTATATGTCTGGCAGATTAAATGGTGGGGGAAAGCATTAATGGAGAATAAAGATATATATCAATTGCTAGTTAAGCACGATGAAAGATTGAAGAATATTTACTCGGCACTAGGCAGAGTTGAAAAACATTTAGATAAGTTAAATGGGAAAGTTGAAAGCCATGAAAAATCAATTGCAAAAATGCAAGTACTTGGTACGATTGGGGTTTTGTCTTTTCCAGTAATTGTAAACATAATAATGAGGATAATATAATGAGTTTAGTAAAAGCACTATTTAAAGATATTTTGTCAGAAGAGGCAAAGCAGGACTTTATCAAAGAAGTGAATGATGACATTGACATACCTATTTTTACAGAAAAAACTGAAGCTAAGATCATAGAAGCTTTATGGAATTTAGTAGTTGGATTCTTTGGTAAGAAGTTAGGTCTTTAATGGCTATTCAAAAAGATTCAAGATTAAAAAAAGTAGGCGTAACTGGTTATAATAAACCTAAACGAACACCTAGCCATCCTAAGAAAAGTCATGTAGTAGTTGCTAAAGTAGGCGATCAAATAAAAACAATACGTTTTGGCCAGCAAGGTGTAAAAGGTGCAGGTAAGAATCCTAAGTCTGCTAAAGAAAAAGGAAGACGTAAATCATATTATGCAAGACATAATGCACAAGATTCTAAACCAAGCAAATTAAGTGCTAGGTATTGGAGTCATAAGGTAAAGTGGTAATGGCTAAAAAAGTTAGTTGGATGTGGGGTGGCAATAGGTATAGTGGGACTCTAATTAGAGAAACTAAAACCCACAAATTTGCCAGAACACATAACGGTAAAATAAAGAAAATAAAAAAATAGGAAGTTATATGCCCTACGGAAAAGGAAGCTATGGTAGCAAGAGAGGCAGACCGCCTAAGAAAAAAAAGGCAATGCCTAAATCTAAAAGAAAAAAAAAGAGTTAAAGTGATACTTTAAGTACTTGGAAGGAAGATATTGTAATGCCTAAGTTTGGAAAAAGAAGCAAAGAAAGATTGAAGGGCGTTGATGCGAGACTTGTCAACGTCCTGAATGAGGTCGTTAAGTATTTTGACATTACTATAATAGAAGGTCTTAGAAGTCAAGAACGTCAAGATCAATTGGTGGCTGAGGGTCTAAGTAAGACAAAGTTTGGAAAACACGTGCAAGGTAAAGCCGTTGATATTTCGCCATATCCGATAGATTGGGATGCAAGAGATGACTTCCATTACCTTGGTGGTTTTGTCCTTGGTACGGCAGCAAAAATGGGCGTTAAGATACGCTGGGGTGGAGATTGGAATGCTAGTTCATTGTTTAAAGGTCAACGCACTACAAAAGATAACAAGTTTGATGATTTGGTTCACTTTGAGATACTTGATTAAATGAAAAGAGCTATAGTCATACCCGATCAGCATTTTCCTATACATGACGAAAGAGCTGTTGATGTAACTCTACAAGCCATAGAACATGTAAAGCCTGAAATATTTATCAATCTTGGCGACGTAGGAGAATGGGATTCTGTTTCTGCTTGGAGATTCAAAGGCAAACGATTGCCAAATCTTGAACATCAATTATTAGATGTTGATAAAGAAATTGAACAAGTCAATGCAGGAATTGATATGTTTGATAAAGTACTGGATAAAGTAAACTGCAAGGAACGTTATATTCTTGCAGGAAATCATGATGAGTGGTTAGATCACTTCGTAGGCAAACATCCGTACTTGAAAGGATATAAGTTTAAAGATGCATGTAGATGGATAGAAAGAGGTTATAAATACTACCCTTATAATAAACCATTAAAGCTTGGTAAGGTAAATTTTATTCACGGTGCTTACGCTACAACGTATCATGCTAAAAAACACTTAGAGGCTTATGGTTCCAACATAGTCTATGGACACACTCATGATATTCAAAGACATAGTCTTACTAAACTGGATTCAGGTACTATAGCAGCTTGGTCTATGGGATGTTTAAAAGACATGACACCAAAAAAGAATAAATGGCTAAAAGGACGACTGCATAATTGGAATCATTGTTTTGGAGTTATCAGTTTTTTTGATAAGCCAAAAGGAAACTTTCAAATAGAACAAATTGAAATACTGAATGGACAATGTTCATTTTGGGGTAAGCAATTCAATGCCTAAGAAGCTATATCAAATAAATGATTTTAGTGGTGGATTAAATACATTAAAAGATCCTGCAGATATAAGTGATAACGAATGTAGCACTGTTCAGAATATGATGTTCAATATTCAAGGATCTTTACAACCTGCATATAGCATGACAAATTCATCTACTAATAAGGTAGCTGATTATAACAATGCTACAATTACGACTGTTCAACCGGGATATGGTCTTGGCTATTTTGAGACCGATCATAATCGTGATCCTGTTGTTGTGACAAAAACTACTAGTATAGCAGGTACTTACACCATAGCTGATGGAAATATTAGTGGTGGTACTGCTAGAACTGGATTTGCTGTATACCAACACAATACAAATAATAAATACAGAGAAATTGAATATTTGGTAAGTAATAGCTCACAAGACCTAGCAACTTCATTTCCAGTTGGAACATTATTGAAGATCGAAGGGGATAATATTGCTGGCAATGGAATTTCTGTAGACGGATTAGGTTTTTACTATGTTGTTCAACATAATGGAAACAATATCGTTGTCGATAGAGATATAAAAATGACCCTCGATTCCACTACTGCAAATTTTTGGGGTGGAACGTTAACAGGTACTACAGTAGGTGATAAATTGTTGTTACTTGCAAATCCTGCAGATCACAAAATAGACGTGTACTCTACAAATTCAGCAGGTACCAAATGGACTAACGATGCAATAACTCTTAGTTCTTCAGCTAGTAGCATAGCTTCCAAGGTAAAGTATTATAAAGTAGAAGACGAAATAAGATGTTGTGACACATCGGAAAACAATGATTGCAAGATACAATGGTATGGCTGGGTGCAAAGAAGACATTTTCAAGGATGCAATAGAACAACAGATTCTAATTCATATACATCTTTCTATGCTAGGGATAATGACTTGGCAAAACCTACAGTAGGTCATGTTTCTTCAAGTACTGGTACTGCAGGAACCTTAGCTAAGTATACTTTACAGTCTTCTGATACGTATCAGGCTTTAACTGCTGGGCAAGGGTTCAATGTAAACATTGCAACAGAAACTGACCAAGAGGGAGTTATATCAAAAGGTATTTATGAGTTAGCACAGACCTTTATCTATGATAATAATCAAGAATCATTACCAAAATTATATTCAAATACACATACAGTAGCTGAAGCCAATGACCTAAAATCTCTTTCTATTAACATTAGTACTGCAGGGCCATATGACCCAAGGATCTCTGGTGGCAGAATATACATAAGAGAACAAGGTAAAAACGAAGAATGGGTCATGTTGTTGGATATTAATTTAACCAAAGGATGTAGATTGAAGTTTTCAGATGATTACTCAGCTTGGGATAATGCATTCTACGCTCCTACTGCTACCACAGGAAATAACAGTGACTATATTACAAATGTCACTGATCTTAGTAAGATAGTGGCAGGTATGTCCATATCTGGTGGAAATATTCAAGCAGGTACTACAGTCTCTCAGCATAATAATGTCGATACGCTCCTATTATCTCAAGCTACTTCAGGCACTGGAGCTTCAGGAGTAGCTCTTAGTATTCAAGGTTCTTTTTACTCATGCCCTGATTACAATCAATCTGATAATAATTTTCGTTTAAGAGAGTTTGGTCTATTGACGTATGAGATACTTAATGGTTTTTCATCAAATATATTTAGTCACACTATTGGAGATCAGGGAGAGTATTGGAAAGACTCGGTCATTTCAAATAATAGAGTTTTCATATGTAATGTAAGTTTAAAAGATGAGAATACGGGTTTAAGCAAAGAAGAATCCACTACAGTGAATTACCCAGATAGAATCATGTATTCAATGCCAAATAGATACGATACTTTTCCTTCTGTGAATTACATAGAAGCAGCTAAAGGGGATGCTGATTCATATATAGCATTAGAGTCATATGCTGATAGACTGCTTGCGTTTAAAAGTAAAAGCCTAGATATCATAAATATATCAGGTGATGACCGTAATTGGTTTTTAGAAGATAGCAAAAAATACCAAGGAGTAGCTCATCCAGAGGCAGTAAAGAAAACTCAATATGGAATTGTATGGGTCAATAAACAAGGATTGTTCATTTACGATGGTTCATCGATACGCAACCTAACAGAGGCAAAGATCAAGGATAGTGATTGGAGTTCGCATGTAGGCGAATTCACTGGAATCATTTATGATGAACAAGAATCAATGGTCTTCATTATTAATAGTCTTGATAATAATGGCGATGCTTATATGTGCGATCTTAAGGTAGGTAACTTTACTTACATTAAAGATTTTGTACTAGATACGTATGACGGATTGACAAATTCAGTAGACACTGATAGTAATAATACATTTATAGCTCACGATAGTAACTCTGCTATTGATATCTATCAATTAAATAGAACACCTGCTGCAAATACACAGACTAAATTTTCAACAAAGATGTTTGACTTTGGAAATATTCATCATGTAAAGAAAATATATGCTATTTATGTCACTTATAAATCTAGTGCTGATATAACAGACACCTTTACTTTAGTTGAGGAAGATGGAAATTCTCATGATTTAGGTGTAACTATTCCTGCTGAAACAAACAATTGGACTAAAATAAAACTTACACCACAAACACCCGTGGTTTGCAATAAAGTATCTCTAGTATTTTTTACAAATACCACTTCTTCAAAAGTGTACATCAATGATATATCTTTTGAGTATAGAGTACTTAGTAAGAGAGGTACATAATGGATAGAGTATCTCGTTCTATTCAAAATAAGAAACAAGACAAGATACGTGTTGTGAATACTCAACCATCTATTCAATCCATGAGAGATGGTGAAGAAGTATTGTACTTTACAAATCGTGGTGTCTTAAGAAGATACAGAAAAGAACGTGGTAAGCTATGGATTTCTGATATGACACAAATATAATAACTAGTGAAAAACATTTTATAATAACATCAGCATGAAAAGTAATAGTAAAAATTTAATAGGAGTTTAGTATGGGAATGGAACAATTGTATTTGACACAGCAAATGAGAGAAACTGAAAGGAATCTTGAAAATGTTATGAGTAAAGAACAAAAAAGACGTGAGCGTGGTGGATTGTTCAGTTCTGTTCTTGGTGGGATAGGAGGTTTAGGTGGTGCATTATTACTGGCTCCCATGACTGGAGGTATGAGTTTATTAGGAGCTGCTGGTACAGTAGGCTTAGGTGCTACTGCTGGTTCTCTATTAGGTTCTAGGCTAGGCTTAGAGTTAGGGGATGGTAAACGATCTGATTCTCAGCCATTAGGAATGAATAAAAGTGTTGTAACTGGTAAACAAAAAGAGTTTGGTGATGATGTAAAAGATAGATACAGAAGAAATGTAAATGACTTCCAAGATACATTGAACAATAGAATATTATCATCTGCTATAAATACAGGCATTAAATCTGCAGCATTCAATTATGCAGGAGGAGCTATGAACAAGCCTACAATGGCAGATGGTACAGTTATAGATGCATCTGGCAATGTAGCAGATATACCTAAAGCTAACATAGCTGGAGCACAAGCATATCAACCTGCAGGTATGGGAGCATCTTCTGATTCATTATTACCTGCTTCTAAAGCTTTCCAAGCATCAGCAACGAGTCAGCCTAATAATCTTTTGAATGTTGTTAATTCAGCTAATGCTATGGACGGCTTAGGGCCACTTTCCAATCGAGCTTATGATAATGTAGTAGTGCCTCAATCTAATCCATTTATACCAAATAGCATGAAGAATATTGGAAAATTTGATTTGGGATATACACCAACGATAGATCCTAATAATTATACGAATGCATTAGCAAAAGCAAATGCAATGAGGTCTCAGGGATTAATGGTACCTCAATCGGTTCCTGTTCCAGAGCCAGTAAGTCCTGTTGGATCTCCGGGAATGGGATACAATCAATTTATTTTTAACCCATTTAATTAGGAGTAATTAATGTCACACACACCTTATCATTATGATTGGAACACAACACCTTCAGGTAATCCACCACCTGCAGATATGTCTAGTCCAGAAGGGTTCATGCGAGATTTTGCCAATGTTAACATTCAAAATTTAGAAGACGATGCTAGAATATTCTTACCAGACTCAGGTCAGATGCAGAATAATATTGCAATGGCACGAAATAGTTTTGGTAATGATATATATGGTCAACAATTATCTGGTCAAGATAATCTATTAAATATGACTAACGGTCTAGGATTGAATAGTATGCCAGAAGGATTTGGTAGAAGACAATCTAGTATTACATCTGGATTAAGGGATTTAAATCAACAATATCAGTCAGGATTACAGCAGTCCATGGCAGGGTTTAGGTCAGATGTTCTTGGAGAGCAATACAGATATCAAGACACATTGACAAGTGCATTAGGAAACTTAATTCAATCTGGTGAACATGATAGTTTAAAAGTGACGCCAAATGGCTTAAATAACGATAATTACGGTGCTCCACAAAATCCACCATCAAGCCAGTTTCCCAATTTAGGTTGGGTGCAAAAAGGCTCTGATGGAAATGTATATATTTGGAATGGTAGTAAATGGATTTCAAATGGTGGTTAGTAGGTAATTAGATAGTAAAAATAATTAATAGGAGTTTAAAATGGCAGTAGACCCAGCTTTAGTAGGTTTTGATGCAGTAAATACATTGCAAGACACATTACTTAATTACGTAATGGCTAATAGAAGAATGGAACAACAGAATAGACAATTCAATACACAGATGAGGCTTCAGCGTGACCAGTTTGAAGAAGGTCAAAGAAGGTATGGTATTGATTTTGATGAAAATCAAAGAAGGTATGGTATCAATACTGGCTTTAAGGAAAGAGACGAATCTCGTTTAATTGAAGATAGAGCTGATTACAAATTAAGGGAGAAGGCAGGAGCTGATACCTTTAGAGCCATTGCAGACGTAGAAAAAAGTAAAAGAGAGCGATCTAAGTACGACAGAGACTGGAATGAGTTTTACAATAAACACAAATTACAAGACTCAGGCCTATTAGATTTGATTCCGGGCGGTAGGAAAAAAGAAAAGGAGAATTTAAAGCTAGCCTTTGAACAGGGTTCTGAACAAGACCCTCAATGGATGAGTAGTTTATTAAGGGAGCCAATAGATTCTCAATTCAAGTCTTATGGAACAAGACCTGAAGTTCAGATACCAGAAATGCAACCTTATCCTTTTGTTCCTCAATACGCACCAGAGTTGTTACAAACTCAAAGGTCTTTGAATCCAGAGAACTTGTTTTCGTTAAGGAATGAGCAATTAGTGAGAAATATTTTAAATAAATAGGAGGATACGATGGATCCTACAATGGTTATTGAATTAATAGAGGCATATAATAGAAACCCAAATAGGTATACAGATGAGGAAGCAGAGTTCATTGCTACTCT